CTGTCTAGTGGGTCTGTATAACCATAAGCACCATATATGGGGTTACCATCATATGCAAACCCTAGAATAGGTGAATGGGTAGATCCTGTATCATTTGTCCTTAGTGTAGTAGGAGATGCATAATAAGCATATCCATGTCCTTTAGCAGAATCAAAGTTCTGGAACCAATATCCATTATCAGCATCTACATTATTTCTATTTTTATAGAACTTATCTTTTCTCCACTCTTTAACCGTAGCACTTGCAGAGGCGTTAGAACCTACAGTAATTATATCAACTGATATATTTGATTGTGTGTAATAATTACCACCATTAACCTTAACAAACCCAGTAATAGAACCAATAGTATTAACTGTAGCAGTATACTCAGCAAATCTACCTTTTCCTGCTGAATCAGTAATCCTTACAATAGGAGGAGTTGAATAGTACTCACCAGCATCATTAATAGTAATACTTGTAACTACACCATTAGTAACAACAGCAGTTCCTGTAGCATTTCTACCAGATACAATCTCTACTGTAGGAATAGCAGTATAATCTCCAGCATTAGTTACAGTAATTGATTCTAAAGTTTCACCAGAACGTGTTGCAATAGCACGATTAGCAAGTCCATCAACTAATACAAATGGATCATCTTTATATCCAATACCTTTATTATCAACTGTGATCTTTTGTATAGGACCATCTAAGATAACATCAGTATCCTTATATCCTAAAAAAGGAATACCATTAACTGCGATACCAACGTCTCTATACTTAGTCTCATATATCTCAGTAGTAGATATAGGAGTCTTTCTTATAATCTTTAAATGCTTTTGATCTGATACATCAGCAGGAGGATTTGCTGCAACAGTATGTGATGGCCATCCAGAAGATGCTATGTAATATCCTTCACCATCCTCATAGATTGCTGCTACATTAGTGTTTAAATCGGTCAGAGAAGGTATTTGTACCGATCCAGTAGTCTGAGTCCATCTGGGGTTATTCTGGGTATCAAAGAGTCTTACATCATTTGTAGTAAATCCAGGTTCTGATATCTCAAGAATGTCACCTGAATTAGAATATGGTGCTTCTATTTTATTTGTTGCATTATAGAATATACCATAAACCAATAATGTTACATTAGAACCAGAGACATTCGCTCCATATGTTATAGGGGTTCCTACAGCATGTGTAGAATTTCCACTACGTGATTTAATAATAAACTGATTTACATTTTTATCTTCAAATGTAACTATTTCACTACCAACTGTAAATTCACCTTGCTTATTCCACCCCATTGTGGATTCTACGTCAATTCTATCACCTACAGTATCAGTTGTAGTAATTGACTTAGTTAATTTTGTTCTAGAAGCTATGGAAAACTCTCCATTTACACTTGCTTCGTTAAGTATAATCTCATATAATTCTTCTCCATCAAACTTACCAACATAACGTACATTATCAACAACAGCAGAAGCATGTGTACCACTGGTTTGTTTGATCTTTTTACCAATAAGATCTGTTACTGTACCAGAAAGAACTTTAACTTTAAGTGAATAATTATTAACCCAAGTAGAATCAGAACTCTTTAATGTAAATTCTCTAGGATATGCAACTTCTGGTTCTGGGTCATCTTTGACTAAACACTTGAATAAGAATTTAATAGACTTATCAGTTCCCTTTGATTGATAAAAAGAACCTATGTTTTTAATGAGTGTTCTCTTATCTACTGCTTGATTTAAATATTCCTCTGGAAAATCACTAAGATATTCATTCTCAAAATTCTTAATAAAAGCATATAAGAAAAGATTACTAATGTTAAGTACAATAGATCCATCAATATGACTAGATGCTTGTGTAGTAACAAATGTAGTACTATTATAAAGATCTCCTAATGTTGTATTACCACTTATACCACGACTAATTTCTTTAAATTCGTTACCTGTTCTACTCTTATAAAAACAGATCTCATCATCTATCTTAAAATATCCACCATTCTTCGGGAATGAAGAAGCATCTTCTACTGTTATGGAAGTATCTCCAACATTTACTAGGCCACTTACAGTTGTAGATTGATCTAAAATATTATTTTCATAGAAATCAATATCACGATAATCCTGAAGATTTGTTATAATATCTAATGGTTGACCTTGAAGTTCAAGCTGCTCATAATACTTCTGTATGAACTTACCAAACAGTTCATACTCTTCATTGATAAAATCAGGTAATTGTTGATCAACTAAGAAGGAGATCTTACTCGCAGTCTTTGGCATTCCTACTCTTCTTTATAAGATGTGAATTTACTCTTTGATACATCTACATCTAGATACATCTCACGTTTAACTTCAATATCTTTGTTTGCAGGTTTAACTCTTAATTCAATACGATTATCAGAAAAACTGCCTTTTAAGATAGTAAAGTCACTCATTGTTATTTCACCTTTAGTATAATCAATCGTTCCTACTGAATCATTCAATAGAATTTTTTCACCAGTGATAGAATCTAGTCTATATAGTACCAATTTTGAATTTCTATCCTCCAGATACGAGGTATAAGTTGGATATTCAAAAGTTGTAAATCCAGTTGATGTGACTACAGGGTTATTACAATCAATATAGAATGGATTTTTGTAGCAAATCTCATAATAAGCAGATTGATTGATCTGTGATATAAAATCCTTTCTCATAGTAACATTAGTGTCATTTGAATTGATAGCACGATCTGCATTATCAATAACACCAATAAACTTACTATATCTAAACTTACCGTTAAACTTCTCCGTACCAGAAGTCTTGAGGTATTCACTTATTGAAGTTGATACCTTTGCTGCCATTTCAGTAGGAAGCAATTTACTCTTTGTTTCGTCATAATAAATGCTACTTGTTAATTCAAGAAATAAAATTGATGGATCAACAAATTCTGGTCTAATAGAAGCAACTGTATATTTTTTAAGTCTATCCTTCAAATCATTTTTTGTGAACGCTGATAACGCAGCAGCCTCAGTGGGTTTCACGGAAAGGAATACTTTACCATATGCAGGTGGTTCTTGATCTTCTCCACCAAATACAATAATGTCGCTAATAGATGGATATAGATTTCTAACTATAGCTTTATAATCATTCTCTGTTACTGCTCTATTCTGTGATCCAAAATACTTAGGTGCATTATATTTAATCTTCTCAATACTTTCAATATCTGCTCCACCAGAAGCAGCAGAAACCGTTGATATGACAGGGTTAAATGCAACACCAATAGAAGCATTATTTTCATCTTCCATTACTCCGTTAAAAGTAAATATTTTTGCTCCATTTACAGCAGCACCATTAGTTGCAACATAACTAATTTCAACAACATTACCATCAGCAAGTTTACTTCCTAAAACACCATCACCAAAGAATACTTCATAATTCTCATCTTCTGTTTCATTAAGGAAGAAAATTTTATCTAATGCACCAACATCTAAAATATTATTTGCTAATGCATAATCTTCATATACAGTAGAATTAGCAGATTCATATACTCTTACTTTAAGAGTATTTGTATCAATACCAGCATTTTTAAGGAGGAATCTTTGATTCTTAACACTAGTATCAACTGTAGTGTTAGATGTTATAAGAGATCCTTCATATATGGGTAAAGATGTAAATGTTGCAACACTATTAGCAACATCAACCTTATTATCTTCTAAAAGAACAAAACGATATAAAGATCCATCATAGTTACTTACAAATCCACTTCCTGCTTTTAAATTAACTTTCTGAGGAGCAGTTCCTGTAAATGTAATAGTGAGATTAATTGCTGCCTTAGGTGATGTAATAGACTTTGGTGTATACCCTAGTTGTTTCGCAAGTGATACTACATTATCCCGTAGAGTTGCGGAATCTAGATACATTTCATTCACTACCATGTTGGTATTGAATGCTGTGTAGTACGTATTGTATGCCAACACATCAATCATATTAGTCAATGCGGAAGCTTCAAAATCATAATCAGTGAAGTCCGTCTGTGCTCTCATATAGTCTTTGAGAGCAGTCTTGATGTCAGCGAAGTCTAAGTTGTTTACTTGGGTGTAAGGCATTATCTCGTCCTTTCTAGGAGGAATTCTACGGCAGTAGGTGGATTATTTGAACCTATGATTTGATATGTCATTTCAACACTAAATGCATTATCATTGAAATTTGGCCAACATTCCAAAGATAAAATCTGTATTCTTGGTTCAAACTGTGATATTGTTGTCTCAATACTCAATTTAACTTGTGCTGCTGTACCATAATCTAGTGGTTCAAACAAATATTCTCGTATATCAGAACCATATTCAGGATT